AGACTCTTTAATATTTTATAAGTCAGAACACGGAATAAAAGTACTTAAAACATTATATAATGAATATAATTATCAACCTAGAGTCACTCCCAAAATTGAGTTAGGCGAAAAATTTGGTGAAGATAAGATTATATCAAGCAATAAAAACACAATTAAAAACTTTTTATCATAATGACAGAAACACAATCAAATACATTTTTAAAATCTTTTCTTAAAAACAATAAAGAGTATCACTATAATTTTGAAGAAGAGATAGATTATAAAGTCTCAAGCGGCAGTCTTAGGATGGACTTTGAGCTTGGAGGAGGATTCGGCCCAGGGCTTCACAGGTTTGTAGGAATGAATGAAGGGGGCAAAACATCCGAATCTCTAGAAGTTATGAAAAACTTTTTAAATACGCAAGAAAAAAGTAAAGGTTTCTTCATTAAAGCAGAAGGGCGGTTAAGTCCTGAAATGAGGTTACGCTCAGGAATAAATTTTGTATTTTCTGAAGATGAATGGGTAGAAGGAACTTGTTTTGTTTTCGAAAGTAACGTTTATGAAACAGTTTTAGAGGTCATGAAGATGTTAATATTAAACAATGACGACGGAAACAAATACTGCTTTGTACTTGATTCTCTAGATGGACTAATCACTAAAGATGACTTAAATAAATCTTTTGAAGATGCTCATAAAGTTGCTGGAGGAGCGCTGCTTGGCGCAAAGTTCATGCAAAGAATGAGTATATCTTTAGCGAAAAGAGGCCACATGGCGATATTCATATCTCAAGTGAGAGCAGACATCAAGCTAGACCCATACTCAAAAGCACCAGTAAGGCAAACTAGCGCAACTGGAGGTAATGCTTTATTACACTTTGCAAATTTTATATTAGAATTTCAGCCTAGGTTTAAAAAAGATATCATATTAGAAGATCAAGCTAAACCAGTTTGTCCAGATAAAAATCCTATGCTCGGGCATCTAGTAAGTATCGCAGTTAAAAAATCTCCCAACGAAAAAACAAACTATACATTAAACTACCCAATTAAATATGGAAGACAGGGAGGTAATTCAGTGTGGGTTGAGAGAGAGATTATAGATATGCTTTATTTATGGGGTTATATAAATAAAAAAGGAGCATGGATTAGTGTTGAAGAAGAGTTTATTAATATATTAAAAGATAATAAATTTGAATTTCCCGAAAAAATACAAGGCGACTCTAAATTAAATAATCATTTAGAAGAAAATGCGGACTTAGTTAAATTTTTAATTAATCATTTTAAAGAAATTATATCCAAGTGAAGTTTAAAACTACCTCTGGAGTGATCAAGCGAGCAAAAACTCCTAAAAAATATTTTATTAATTGGAGTGCAGAAAGCAAAAGTAAATTCCAAAAAAGCGTAAAAGATTTTCTTTTTGATTTTTGGCGCTATGACGTAGTGCTTGAGGAATTTCCTATTCCTGGAAGTAGACTTTCAATAGATTTTTTTAATGTAAATAAAAAAATTGCAGTAGAAGTTCAAGGAGATCAGCACATTAAGTATGTGCCTTATTTTCACCAAACAAAAGGCAACTATCTCCATCAATTAAGAAAAGACAAAGATAAAGAAAATTTTTGCAAAATAAATAATATTACTCTAGTAGAAATATTCACAGACGATGTTGTATCTAAAGATTTATTTAAAAAGTATAATATAGATTTATAGTGTAAAGCTTTTTATGAGAGATTTCGATCCAAACAATTTAGGGCGCTTTGAAATGCCCGAAGAAATATTTGAAAAAATATATGAACTTTCTGGAGGTGTAGAAGAATCCTCCAAAGGATTCTTGTTAGCTTATGTAAACAGCGAAGGAGAACCAATAATACATTCTAAAGCCCCAAATCAAATAGTGCATATGGGGTTGATTAAGGCTATCGAGCAATTCCTTATTCAAATGGAATCTCAAGAAGATATGCCTCCTCCGTCAGAAGATTAATCTTGACTTTTAAGGAGTTTATTGATATCATTAAAATATGATATCGTCAAACGAACTAGAACAACATGTATTGGCTGGATTAATAAGGTATCCAGATATATTCCATGACATTGAATATTTTATAGATGAAAAAGATTTTTATGATGAAGACTCTATAGTGCATAAAACTATATTTAAAATCATAAAACAATTAGCAAACGCATCTGAACCTATAGATCCAGTTATTATAGCAGAAAGAATTAATTCTATCGGAATTAGTTTTGAAGATAATATAAATGTATCTGATTATGTCCAAGCATTATCAATGCGGAGAGTAGCAAAGAATCAAGTTATGTCTTCCTGTAAAGAGCTTAAGAAGCTGACAGTAAAAAGAGAGATTTGTAATTCTGCTAAAGAAGTAATTTCTTCAGTTAAAAGAATGCCAGCTGAATCTTCTTATTCAGAAATTGTGGGAGAAGCTGATGCGGTATTCAATAAAACTATCAACGTTTTTGACTCGGGGCAAGACGCCCCTATGAACATCTATGAAAATATGGAGTCCATGATTGAAGAGTTAGGGAATAACCCCGTAACTGATTTTGGAATGAAAGGCCCGCATAAGAAATTACATGATCTATATGGATCGCTTCTTAGACCAGGCAACATTACAGTCATAACAGCTAGGTCTGGAGTGGGTAAGACTCAATTTTGTATGGATTTTTGCACGAAAGTTTCAGCAGAACATAATGTTCCTATATTACACTTTGATAACGGCGAGATGAGTTTCGAAGAGCTCACAATGAGGCAGTGTGCAGCACTCAGCGGAGTACCCTTACATCTTTGTGAAACAGGCAAGTGGAGGACTGCGGGAGAAGAAGTATGTAATAAAATTAGATCAGTGTTCCCTAAAGTTAAAGGTCTACAGTTTTACTATCAAAACGTCGGGGGTCTTTCTGTTAATGAAATGATTAGCTTAGTAAAAAGATTTTATTACGGGAAAATCGGAAGAGGTAATCCGCTAATATTAAGTTTTGATTATATTAAAACCTCTTATTCGGAAAATGGCTCCAACATGAAAGAGTGGGAGCAAATTGGTAAAATGGTAAATGACTTTAAGAAGTGCATACAAAGAGATATTGTTGTTGATGGAAAACCAGTCATACCTATGATTACTAGCGTACAAACTAATCGAATGGGGATCAGTCAAAACAGAAATTCGGACGCTGTTGTTGAAGATGAAAGCGTGGTATCATTATCAGACAGAATTACTCAGTTTTGCTCTCATATGTTTTTCTTAAGGCCAAAAACTACCGATGAGGTAGAATCAGATATGGGCTTCGGAACCCATAAACTAATAAATCTAAAATCTAGACATTTAGGTGATGACGTTTTTGGTGCCCTAGAGCCAGTTAAAATGCCAGATGGTAGATTGAAGAAAAATTATATCAATTTAAATTTTGATAATTTTGGCATAACAGAAGTAGGAGATTTAAGAGATCTAGTCGAACATCTAGAGGCTACAGGAGAGCCTATAATGGATGGAGATTCAGAGTTGCCTGATTTATTTTCTTAATAATGAGCCCTGATACTATTAAATCTGTGTTAAGTGAGCTCGGCTACAATTTAGTAGACCGAGGTTCTTACTGGCAAACTAATGCTCTCTTCCGCAATGGAGACAACTCGACCGCTATCCAGATATATAAAAACTCTGGAGTATGGAAAGATTACGTCTCAGGAACCTCCTTTATGCCTTTCAAAACTTTAATTCAAGCTACATTAAAAACTAATGATAAAGAAATTATAAATAAATATTTAAAAAACATTGACACTCTTGACTTAGATAGCGTCGAACGTCAATATAAACCTACTCAAAAAATTATGTCAGAAGAAATATACCCAAAATCCGATATAGATAAATTTTTACCTCATTATAAATTTTATGAAAATAAAGGTATATCTAAATCTATTCTACAAAAACTAAAGTCAGGATTCTGTACAGAAGGTAAGATGCATAATCGATTTGTATTTCCTATTTTTAATGAAAGCGGAATGATTCATGGATTAGCTGGTAGAGATATGCTTAAAGATGCTCCGAATAGACCCAAATGGAAACACATGGGGCAGAAAAACAACTGGATATACCCCTTATA